TGATCTGTGCCTGCGACAAGGCCGAGTCGTAGATGGCGAGGTGGGCGATGTTACCCTGCCAATAGGACGCCGCCGAAATACTAGACCGACCGATGTGAGCCAAGGCCGAAGTCGAAATAGGTGTCGCTACGGAATCCGAATCGACCTCGACGCCATCAATGTACAGTCGAATTGTTGCCCCGTCCCAAGACGCGACAACGTGATACGTCCGGTTTTCGTCGATAGCAGACGACGCCGATTGAACCGACCCTGCGTTGTGCAGCAGAACTAAATTACCACCGGACCCGACATAAACTCCAACACCGTCGCCGCCAGCGTCAATTTCATACAACAAAATGTCGAAGCTGGCCGCTGTGTGTACGAACACGAACTCAATCGTGTACGCACTCGCACCGTTAAGGATATTACTCCCCAACGCGATGTAGTCCGTGGACCCATCAAAGCCATACGCACTTGCCCCGTTGCCGTAGCCGTCAGACAACTCGCGGTCGGGCGTGCCGCTAATCGTCCCGTCGTTGCTGCCAACGAAGTCCAGTAGATCACCGCTCGCCTCATCAAACTGATAGGCGTGGATCGCACCGAACTCGATGGCTTTAGTTGTGAGGGCTTCGGTCGGCATTTACGCTCCCTTGGCAGCGGCGATAGAGGCTTTCAGTGTGGCAGACAGCGAATCGACAGAGGCGTCGAGGTCGTCGAGGATCGCCGTCGCGTAAGCAACTTCCTCAGCCGAGAACGTGCCAGCCGGTGCAGCCGCAGCAAGAGCAGTGATGTCGGCAACGCCTTGCAGGGTCGCACCGACCTTCTGCTGCACCTCGGTGATCGTCCGGTCGCGGAGGGCTTCCACTTCCTTGATGCGGTTGAGGACGTCGATACGGGCTTGGCCTGAGAGAATGGAATCGGGTTTCATGGTTGTGTTCCTACTGCGGATCGAGCCGCCTTGATAAATGTCGCGGTTTCGTATTGCTCGCCCCACACGCCGCGAGGTCGTGCCAGGAGCATTGTCTGTAGATCGTCGGTGAAGTCAGGGAAGTCGTCCGGCACTTCTTCCATCGACCAGTTGGCCGAGTCGTCGCCGCCAAGAACCCAGCCCACTGAGCCGTTGTTACTGAACTCGGCAGCATCCCAATAGTCTCTGTATGCCGTGCGGTTGGTTGCGCTGCCGAGCTTGCGCACAGCGAGGTTGTCTTTGATGATGTGGCAGCTGCCGCTGACTGGGAAGGCGTCTCCCCGTGGTTCGTCGGGAGAGATGTCCACTTGATCTATAACGAGGTTGCCGACGTAGGTTGAGTCGCTGCCCGCACTGCCGTTCACGAACCCGACACTGCAACGAACAGCCACGTCGCCCCGTACCTCGCCACCTAGCCGAGCCTGGATCGAGTTAGCCGAGCAGTCAATCCACCAATTATCCAAGGAAGTAATCCACCCGCCGTATTGCTGGGCGTACCAGCCGTGGCTACGCTTCTCGCGGGGGTCGGCTCCGTCGTCGGTGTAGCCGATGTGTTGGGTGACATTGCCCTTGGCAACTGCTAGTCTAACACCCTCGGTGTAGATGCCCGCACTATGGTTGCTGCGGTCGAAGGCGTCATGCAGGATGTTCCGGAGGATCGAGGCGGTGATTCGCCCCTCAAGGCCAGGCACAGCCTGTGTGCGGCTTCGATCATCGACTAGATAGATCAGGTCGCGGAAGCGGGCGATCTCACAGTCCTCGATCAGGAGGCTCAAGCCGCCCTCACGGGTGCTGCCGATCTTGTGGTGGATGCCGTGGCGGTCCGAGCCAAGGTGGGGTAAGGCTGGGCCGAGGATGGCGATGCCTTGGATGTCAACGTCGGCGAACTTGGCGGTGATCGTAATGCCGTGCGATCCTTCGGGGACATTCAGCACTGGCCGGTCGCCCTCGCCGTAGACGCTGATGGTCTGGTCGGATTGGATCGTGAGCGACCCGGTGAACGTATCGCCCGCTGGGATGGCGACGTGATGATACTGGTCAAGGGCTGCTTGTAGCGTGCCAATGGTTGACGCTGGAGGCAGCAGGTAGTCGGGCGTGCCTAGGTCGGTGAAGCCCTCGCCGGGTGGTGGCGTGGGTTCAACGACGGGCGGCTCGACCGGCACATTCCCCGCTTCCAGTGCGTCGATTCTCGCCGTATTCGACGCAATCGCTGCCCCGTCCGCTGCCACCTGCTCGGCCAACGACTGCACCTTAGCCCTTAATAAGGCGATGGCGTCGGTGTTAGCGTCGAGTTGTTGACCGGGGGTTAGTGATGTATCAGGCATGGACATACGCAGAGACAGTCGGGGTGCTAGTCTGGGCTGTAATGTTCACCCGCATAAAGGGGAACAGAGCAACCTGCTGAGCACCGGATTCATCGGTGAAGGTGTGGATGTCCACCCAGTCAGCCAAGGCGTCATCGTCAACCAGGCGGCCCTGAAGGACCACGGTGGCTGTGCCAGCATTCTTGACCTGGAAGAGGCCCGTAGGGTTTCCTTGGATAGAGGGAAGGGACACCGAAGTACCCGCCTCGACTGCTGCTGCTTTGTTGTAGAGTTCTTTAAGTGCCATTGGGTTCCTTGTCAGGTGAAGAGTGAGATGCAGGCCACTGCTACGGCCCACGCACCTAGCCCCAGGCCTATCGCCCGGGACACAGTTCGTTGGAGGGTGTCGAGGTCGTCACGGAGCTTGGCTCGCTCGTCATGACCCTCGGTCTGTTTGGTTTTTAAGGATTGAATATCACTGTGCATCTCCCCTAGCTTGGTGAAGAGACGCTCGAGTTGTTCTTCGTTCATAATGAAACAACCCCGCCTTTCGACGGGGCTGTCCTTTGGATTGTTTAGATTGTCTTACTGGGCTGCTTGAGCCCCGAGTACCTTCACTCGTCTAGCATTTATAGCTGCTGCATGGTACATTTCCTTCAGCTCCGGGTTCTCCCGGAGAAGGCGAACTAGAGCAGCTTCTCTGTAGGAGTTTATCACCTTCTTGATTGCTGATGCACGAGGGGACTTGATACCCGAGTCGTCCATAGGAACCATAGGCAGACGCTGATAGGCCTCGCTCTTAATCATACCGTTCAGAACCTCTTCCAGGCCCTTACCGTTCACCTCGATCTCCCCGACCATTTCCTGCCAGCGGTCATGGGCAGACTGGTTAGGGGACAGCCGGAACTGAGCCAGGTCGAGGCCCGGCTGGACCATCGACTTCCGGAAGGACATTGGCATGTTCAGGTCCACCATCTCCTGTCGGATGGGGGAGTCTAGACCCTTAGAGCGGTAGAAGGGAGACAAGGCTCCAACCCCTAGCTCCTCTCCGAGAGCACCTCCATAAAGGATGGGCTCCCCGAAGGTGTTCCTCTTAGGGTCCAAGGTCTCCGAGAACCAAGGGGTACGCTTCTTCACTGCATCCAGCACGCTACGCACTTCACGTAGAGTGTCATCTGGATTGAATTGATTAGCGAAGTTCGGCACGTAGCTTCCAATCTGCTGACGCCACCAGTGCTTCATGTTACGTTCAGGGTCCATTATGGCCCCGAGAGCTTCAGACACACCTCGGAGGTAGGTCTTGTTGGTCACGTTCTTAGCCAAGGCAACCATAGTACCCTGGACAAGGTCACTGGCGTCCCCAGGATCTGCGTTGCGACTGACGTCATGGACGTCCGCCATGAGTCCGAGGGCCGAGGCCCAGGGGTCCATACGCTGGTAGGAGGTGTAGACCTTCTTACCGTTCTCGTCGGTGGTGACGATGGAGTAGGGTTGCCAGCCAGTCTGACGGAGTAGAGCACGTCGCTTGGAGTCCGAGGGACCCCCACCAGTGATCTTACCGCTTGCTGCTGCCATGAATCCCGTAAGGAAGAGAGTGGAACCTACCACCTGCTGCCCGATAGCCAGAGACTTCCGCCGAGGGTCCCCACTCTTCAGGTCCTCCCGGAGCTGCTTCTGGATGAAGCCTAGTCCCGGGGTGTGTCGCCAGAGCTGACGCACAATGTTAGTGGGGGTGCGGACAAAGGGCAGGATAGGACGCAGGTAGGGGTGCCTGTTCGCGGCCCCTTGTAGAGTCTTACCTAGCCCATAATCCAAGGGGTTAGTGAACGTGCTCTCTTGACTGTAGTACAGAGAGTCCATGTCAGTGGCCCGACCGCCCTCGCTGATGCGAGAGTCAATGTATTTAATGGCATAGTTGGCCCTTTCTGTTGCGGAGCTGAGGCCCCGGGACCGAGCTTCTGCTAGGCCCTTGGCGAACAGGTTGGAGCGATAGAACAACTGCTTGTTGAACTCGTCACCCGCCGTCAGGAGACGACCAGGGAGACGCACACCATTACCTACGAAGTCCAACGCAGCCTGGCCGAAGCTGACCTCCCCCTTCAAGGCCCCAAGGGGTTGCTTGAAGAACGCTTCATTGAAGTCGTGGGTGGAGTGCTTGTTGGCGATGGCTCCTTGGACCGCGTCATAGGTAGTATTACCTGGGTCAAGGATGGTGTTCCCTTCCTTAGCCGCCTTGAGAGTCATACGGTAGACGCCCAAGGTCTGGGTAAGGTTGTAGGCGAGGCCAATGATCTCATCGACCCCTTCCCGTGCAACCTTACCGTTGAGGGTAGCCGCCCCACCGATGGTCTTCTCTAGAGGCCTGACGACCCCGTGAGCTGCTGTAGACAGCATGTTCACCACATGGGTGACAGGACCCGATAGGATCGCGTTGATCCAGCCCTCGTTGTGGATGTTAAACCACCTACGGGCTCTCTTATCCCATCGACTCTCAGTGATCTGACGGATCTTACGGAAGTCGTCACCAGCGAGGGTGACTTGTTTCGCTACGTCATGGATACGCTTGGAGCCGCCTGCCTTATCAACCCACTCTTCGAGTTGTTGTCGGGTCAGGGAGGAGGTAACCTCGATACGACCCGCCGAGGTAGCCCGGGCTGCTTGGGTCTGAATGTTCTTGAGGAGACCCTGCATCTCTGCCATCTCTTCAATCATCAGGTTGAACTCAGCGAGCTGGCGTGGACCGGCATCACCGAGGTCAATCTTCAGGCCCATCTCAGCCACGGCCTCGGCCTGGGTCTTGAGGATCATCTTCCCTGCAAGGAGACGAGCCGCAAGGTTGTCCATGTTGTTGCTAAGGTCTCGGTAGCTGTTCTTGAGTTCATTCTCAGGAACCCCTAGGTCCTCGGACAGAACCTTGTAGGCCTTTTCAGTGGTCCTCTGGAGAGACTCCACCCCGCCGTTGAGTTTCTTGAATTGCTTCTCGAGCTCTTCGGAGAAGATGTTGAAGACATCCTTGGACTCCATGTCCGTGAGGACCTTGTCCAGGTTGAAGTCAATACCGTCCACAGCATCCATCATGAGGGCTGCGGGATCACTGAAGTCCCCACGGTCCACAGGCTGCTTAGCAAGCTCGTCGGAGATGCGAGCAGCAATCTTAGATCGGATCTTGGCAGTGGTCTTGACGACCCGCTGTTCACGGGTTGGTTTACCGAGCATCCGGTCGAAGAAGTCACGCATCTCGGGAGAGATGTCATCACCGAGGGCACTCTTAGCTGCCCCATCATAGATCTTACCCATCCACTCCTTGAACTTACTGAACAGACTCTTCATACCCTCAGTAGGGGCCTTACCGTCTGCCAGGTATTGTTCAAAGGCACGGGCGAACTTCTCGTCGTCTGCTCGCGTCCAGTTACCATCAACGACTCCGAAGACCTTGTTGGCCTCCGAGAGTGTCCCAGGTGACAGCCGTTCGAGGTTGCGTCTGTACAGGTGAGCAAACTCGTGCACAACAGTAGACACGTTGCCTTCTTTGAATATACGGATGACCGCTCGGCCATCCTCTTCAAACTTGATCTCCCCTTGGGTGACTTCACCGTCGGCCTGTTTAAGGAGGTCAGGGTTGACTTCCTCGTCAAGCTGGCGGAACTCATCGGGGAGTAGACCAGCTTTCTGATCTGCGAAGGTGAAGTCCTCGCTAACCCTCCCAGCTTTAATAGCCGCTTGGTTATCTTGTGCCTTAGGCCCGTAGTTGACCCACGAGTTCTGGCCCCGTGTCTCGGTTGTCAAGGCTTTCCGGGCTTCTGGGGAGAACATGACACTATGAGCACGCCAGGCGTTCTCTTCGCCCCGGGCTCCAAAGGAGGACCCAGGCTTACCGTGGCCGAAGTAATCGTGAACAGCACGGAACAGGTCATTGACCAGGAGCTCCTTACCATCCTCTACAATGCCACTAGGTGCCAGTAGAGGGTGGCCGGGATACTTCCCAGCGTCCTCTCCAAAGCCTCCCTCGGAAAGGAACACCCTCATGGGCTTTCCTTTATCTAGCTCGTCCAAGAGAATCTTATGGTCAGCGTACGTCGAGGGCTCTGTAGTCCACTCGAACTTATAACCCTTAGATTTCAAGAACTCATACTGAGCGATGGTCTCTCTAGCCAGAGCATCATAAGCAGCTTTAACCTCCGGGTCTTCCGGGGCGTGCTTCATGTTCTCATAGGCCTCAGCGATTCGCTCCGCACGTTCCTGGTCTACATCCGCATAGCGGGTGAGAGGCAGGGGCTCTATTCCAGATTGCTGGGCATACTCGAGGGCTTCGTCCCCGATTCGGTTGACCCTTGCTGCTCGGGTTGCGAGCCGGTCTGCTGCCTTCGTGACCGAGCCAGATTCCGAGCCAGGATGAGTTGATCCTCGTTGGTCAGATCCTCGCCCTCGTCCGGTCCCTGCTCCTCCATCCGCAGCCGCCGAGCCACCTTGTTGAGTGCCGCTTCCATCTCCTCGGGAGACTTGAGGGTTCCCTCCAGCATCATTTCTGACACCTTCGCTAGAAGCTGTTCCTGGGACATCTGGCCTGTATCCGCCTGCTTCGATGAGGCTTCTTGCTGCATCTTCAAAGTCTCCTGTTACGCCTCGACCTGTACCGGCCTTGGCCCATAATGTTTGTTCAAAGTACCATAAGTTTGCTTGGAATGCACTAACGGTCATCCCAAGTTCTTCGGAAACCTCCGCTGCGAAGCGGGCCATATAGCCTCGCTCGAGGTTGGAGGAAGGCGTCTCGATGTCAGTGAAGGTCGCCTTGACCTTGTTGAACACTTTATCGAGACTATCATTCCCTGAGGCTCCGTTTTCCAAGTACTCCTCGTACTGCTTCTTAAGTTCCTTCTCAGCGGCCTTAGTTAGCTTATTGCCTCGTTTGACGCCGAGGGCTGACAGAGTCGCGGAGAGATCTTCCTTGCCAATCTTCCCTGCTGAGATCAGCCGGGATAGACGGACGGAAGCATCTTTAGCGATCTGGGCGTTCGGACGCTCATCAAACAGCTTCCCGAAGTAGCGACGGAAAGAGCGGGAGTACCACTTATCTGCTGTCAGGTACTGGTGGAATCCCGCTTGGTTCAGATTGAAGGGTCCTACCTTAGGACCGATCATCAAGATAGGAGGAACCTCGTCGCTGTGTCTCACGTTCTTACGGCTCACGTTGGATCCGTCAGTGATCTTTTCGAGGCCCTCGAGGTAGTGGGCAATCTCAGATCCACGTTTGCCATGTAGTTTAGCTACATCCTTACCAGACCGGAACGCCCATTCCTTGAGCATAGTCTCGTAAGGCAGGGGAGTGAAGAGGAACTTCTGAGCATCTTCAGGATTCCCGAAGGAATTAAAGACCCTGAGAAACTCGTTACCAGCTTCGACTCGCCCTGTAGGTCCGACAGTGTCCCAGTTGTTCCCTGTGTAGGGGTTCTTCTCTGGGATCGACCCCGTCTCTTTGTAGATCCGATACCAAGCCTCTGCCGTCTTCATATTCGCGTCAGGCATACGACCAGGGGAAGTGAGAGACAGGAAGGTACTAAATAGCACACGGTCAGGCCCATTCTCGGCCAGCTCTGGATGTTTGTAGGATAAATAATGAAACTGGTTATCGATGGACTTCTGGTACCATTCGGTGCCGTCTCGTCCTGACTGGAGCTGCTTACGGACTTCATCCGCAGCCCATCCTTTAGCCTCTTCCCACTGAGCTGTACCGGGCTTGATGTCCCGGGTCCCGTAGGTAGAGATGAGGTGGTCATTCAGATTCTTGGCGAAGTCGAAGATGTTCTCTTTAGGCCCCACCGATACAGGGACCTCACCCTCGAATGCTTCTACAGCCATCTGCTGGAGAGCGTCGGGGTCTTTGACCACGCCTCGTTCGATACGTTTCATCGTGATCCCGACATACTCGTCAGGCTTAAGTCCGAGGCTCTTAGCAGTCTCCTGGATGATTGCCATCGAAGCGTCAACTTCCTTCTTAGGCATTCCTAATCCTAGAAGTTGCCCCCGAGCTTCTTTGAAGGTCAGGGGGTCCTCGATGGCTCCGAGTAAGGCTGGGGCGTGCTTCTTGATGTAGTCCTCGCCAGCCTTGTCCCCGCCTTTGGCCTGGGCCTTCTTAGCCCCCACGAGGAGCTTAACTCCCCCAAGAGCTACGTCAGCGATAGGACCTAAGGCGAGGCCTTCCAAGGCGTTCTTGAACCGCCCTTCCCACTCGGAGTCATCTTCTTTAGAAGCGAGCCAACCGGAGATGGGGTTCTGTAGGGAGGGGTACTGTTCGATTAAGTCCGACAACCGTCCCTCGTGACCGTTGAAGGCCACGAAGTCAGCAACAGCACCGGCACCGAGAGCCGTGGTAATGTACTGGCCTGCCTTGCCAAACTGAGCAGCCTTACCAATCTTCGAGGTCACGCCCGCCACAGGGATAAACCCGATAGCGAACTGGGTAATCCCCTCAGAGAGGGTCCCCACCCAGGTCTCGTTCTCGCCCAGAAGGTCTTCCTTCCAAGTGAGGTCGTTACCCTCGAAGAGGTCGCCTCCGAAGAGCTCGGCAGTGGAGTCCCCTAGTTCTACTAGAGACTCTCCGAAGCCCACGCCGCCCCGGAGAACGCCCCGACCGAAGTCCTTGGCGTAGTCGAGTAGCCCGTGGTCTACATCCGCTGGTTGATACCGAGGAGTCCCCTGTGGTAGAGGATTTGACGCAGCGGCTAACTGCTCCTCGGGGATTTGATAGGTCATTTATTTTCCTTATTCACGGGCTGGGGAGCCCGGGTAGCTAATCGAACCTGTGCAACTTCAATGGACTTGAACATCTCCGAAGTGGACTTACCGTCCGCATCAAATGCCCCTAAGCCCCATCCAGGGTTCGCCTGGTGGAGTAACCAAAGGATGTTGTTGGGGTCCCGCTCAGGCGTGTTGTATCTACCCTGAGTACGGGTGATGGACTCCGGATCCTTTAGGATCTCCTGGAACTCTCCTACAATGTGAGCCCACGTCCCTGGACTCTCCACCAACTGAACAACCAGCGGGTCCACCACTCCATTCGGAGGGTAGAGGTCTGGATGCTTCTGAGAGACCTCGTGGTATTCAGAGAGAATGCGGCGTGCAAATTGGGGACCCCCGTCACGGGTCGTCGAGACAATCACCAGGTTCTTCTGGGCTTCCTCTCTGGATCCCATGGACACAAAGCCTCCAACTGCCGTGCCATCCCAGCCAGATTTGAACCCCACTTGGAGATGCTGGGCCACCGCTATCTGCATGTCCCGGACTTGTTTCTCCTCTAAGCGGGTCTGACTGTCTATGTTCTTCTGGATCCTCTCACGTTCAGCCAGAGTGGTAGCCGACGCCTTGTCCTGTTCTAACTTCTGGATGTTTCGATATGTCTCGGATGCTTTGTCGGTGCCTTCCTGTCGTCCGACCTCAAAAGGTGAGACAGGGATCTCCTCGACTTCTGGGGAGAGTCCCAGTCCTCCGGACTCCTTCTGAGCCTTAACAAACTCTTCAGCCTGTGCCACAGAGTTGCGTGCAATCTCTTGGAGTTCCTCCTGAGTCGGAGGGCCTAGCTCTCTGTCACGCATACGCTCTGCCAGGGCGTTGGTCGCGTAGACATCGATCATCGACTTAATGGCTTTGCCGTCAGGTTTGAGAGCAAACTTACCAATCTCCGTTTCACTCTCCACCGTATAAGCCTGGAGGACTGCGGCGGACTCTAAGGCCACAAACGGGGTCAAGGTCCTACCGGCTTTTTTAGCCTCAGCGTTGGTTGTGACGTAGATGAAGTCTGACATCCGTCGGTGCTGCGACACACTGAGATCGGTCTCGTTCTTGAAGTCCAATATCTGAGTCAACCGAAGTTGCCGCTCCTCAGGGGTGACGGCGGTGTCGTAGAGATCGAAAAGATCGTTGATCTCTAAGTCTACGGCTTTCCCTAAGGAAGCATCCCCGTAGGCCTTGTCAGCCCTCTGTCCGGATACATGATCCTTGACCAGAGCTTCGACAGCCCTGTTGGTAATACCTGGGTGCTCTTTCTCTAGGATCTCCCGGACCTCAGGTCCCGTCAGGGTCCTATCTAACTCAGCGACAAAACCTACAGCAACGTCTAACGCCTCGTCTTGAGCCCGCTTCCTTGCTGTATAGTCCTTATCGTCTCTTCGCTCCCTCTCTGTATCAATCTTATCTCGGAGCTTTGCGATCCTCAGGCTGATCTGAGGGATATTAGAGATGTAGGCTCCGTCCTTGTTCTTCATACTCTCCAGAGCCTTTAGAACACTCTCAGCCGCGAGGCCATCAGTTGTGGAGTATTCCTCAGCCTTAGCTAGGAGAGCCCCGGCAGCCATCTCATTTATGCGATGTGCGGGGATTAGGTTGGATTCCCTCAGGGACCCGAGGGCATCAGATATACTCTGCGATAGGCCCTCTTGCGTGAGCACATCGCCTGTCTCTAGTTCACCAAACACCTTTTCTAGCTCGGTGCCCAGGTTGGATTGGAACGCTCGTTCGGCCTCCTCGACGTTAAACCGTCGAAGACCCTGAGCGAACTGGTTGGCACCTCGGGCGATCATAGGTGCCGAGTGGCGACTAAACGCCTGCCGGAAGTAAGGATCCGAGTTGTCCCCGAGGACTTCAGTATGGATCTCCTGCACAGCCTCGTTAAAGGCTGCAATGGGATCTTCAGCCCCGAGGATGTCTTGTCTATCAGTAAGCTCCGCGATGCGGATGCTCACCTCGTTGGCTTCCTCCTTGGCGAACAACTCCTTGGTGAGCACCTGGAGATACGGGTTATCCCCGTGCTCGATGTCCCCTCTCTTGACTGCGTCAGAGAACGCCTGCATGTTTTCGTACTGGTCTTTGTAGGTCTGAGCATCCACCTCCTGCTGCCTTAGCATCTTTTGATGGGCAGGCTGGAAGTAGTATTGCTCTAGGGCCTGGTTAGCCTGCCCCAATGCCGCAGCGATCTGTGTCGCTGGGTTAGGGCCAATCGGAGCACCCGCCACGCCTGCCTGTGCAGCCTGGACGAAGGTGTCAATAGGACGAACGGTAGGATTGATCCCTATGGAATCAGCCAGGTAGTTACGTTGGTACTGGCTCATTAACTAAATCCTGGGGTTGGGTCGATGCCTAAGCCCTGGCGGATGAACCCACCAAAGCCAGGTGCCTCATTCATCTTGTTCGGGTCAGGGTTGGCGTGGCCTTGTAAGGTGTAACGGAGGTGTGCGTCGTAGCCCTGCATCACACCTGAACCAATACCCACAGCAGCTCCGAAGAGCGAGGGGCCATTGACTGGCGTCGGGATGTAAGGTTGGATCGACTGTGCCCGGCCTTCAGCTTGGAGCTGCATGGCCTGGGTCTCGAAGAACACGCTCTGGTTCCTGTAGTCCGATTGGAGCTCCAGGCTCGACAGGTACCCCGCCTGGGTTCTATCGAACTCAGCCATGAGTAGGTCCCGACTGAGACCAGCCGCACCTGACTCACCTGTGGCAGCTTGAGCCAAGCCCTGACGGGAGAGGTTCTCACGCTGGTAGGCCTGGGCCTGTTGGCTACTGGCCTGGTTCTCTTGCTGTTGCCGTGTCTGTACCTGCTCGAGGTTGAGACGGTAGGCATTCATCACGTTGATGTTGTTCTGACGCATCTGGTCAGCACGGGCCTGGGCTAGGCGTCCTTGGTGGTCCGCTTGGGCCTGGGCCTGCTGGTGCTGACCGACATACCCAGAGACCGTGGAGGCAATGGACAGAGCGGTGATGACTGTTGCAGGTTCACACATTATGAATACCTCATTGCTACTAGGAAATCGACCCCGCCTTGGGTTCGGAAGGGAAGGGGGAAAGAGAACCCCAGCCACTGGAGCCAGCGAATGTGCAGCTCGTTGCGGGGGTCCACGATGTTCCATAGGTAGTCCACGTCTTCGGAGATCTCTTGGACCACCTTGCGGGACAGTTTGAGGAACGAGGTCTTGTTTAGTTTGATGGCATCAGTACCGAGCAGCCAGATGTCAGCCGCGTTAGCTCCGAGGCTTAGGATGTCCTCGGTAGCCTTGGATCCGAAGATCACCACAGGCACGCCATCCTTGCGGACAACGAAGCACTGGTCTGAGACTTTCATGGAGTCCTTAAGGAGCTCCAGCAGGTCAGCACCTGGGGACACAGTTTCTACTTCCCTGACGTCCTCCTCCCGGAGGTTCTCGGAGAGGTACTTGAGGTCCTCAGTCGTAGGGGTAACGAACTCAATCATCCGATCCTCCGGGCCTTAGGTGCGTACTCAGCCTTGAAGCTGCCAGTTAAGAAGTTCGATGGGAAGGGTGAACAGTTGACCAGGTCAATCCTCACCTCGTTGCCCTCGGCCATCACTGGGACATCAATGTCACCGTCTTGGATGTTGAGAGTCTCAGAGTCGAGGGTTAGGTCGTCATCACCAATCGTGTACTCGTACATGGTGCCTGACGTGTTGGGCGTCACTTCCACCTTGAAGTACTGAGTGTTCGTAAAGGACAGCACGAAGCTGCGGAGCTGTAGTCGCCCATCGTTGAGGAGAGTCCTGACTCCCCCGCTCTCAGTGTTGAGGTACTGGGGACTCAGACGGTAGCGGAAGCAGTACTGGGTCCCAGCGAATGCGGGGAGGTTGGTCCAGTTGCCGGTCACTACGATGTCAGTGTCAGTGCAGGAGTCCACGGGGACCGACTGCCCGGGTGAGTGTGTTAGGTCGCTCATGGGATTCCTTTGGGTAATGAATAGACCCCGAGAGGCTTTTAGGTCTCTGGGGTCGTTTAGGTTTTATTCAGGATGTCGCCCGATTGGGCATGGGGATGATTCTCTTAGTAGGTTGGCTCCGGAGCATCCGCACTTCTTACAGCGGACGTTGGAGACCGTGAACCTACTTGCTATCTTCTTTGGAGGTGTCACCTTCTCGGCGTACTCGCAGGTGGAGCAGATGGATGCTCGGAGTTCTGCTATGCGTATGCGTTCTGGTGAGGTCGCGGGGGCGTCAGGCTTCTTGCCGTACTGCCCGGAGGTGTTGATCTCCCGGATCACGGGGCCACCGTGAAGGTTGGACCAGTTATACTATCATCGCACTTGCCGCCCGCGTTACATGCGGGGAGGGCCTCGTGAGATCCACTGATCTTCCCAGTCGTAGTGTTACACGAGAATCCAGTAGTTTTCTCCACATAATCCACTCCGTTGCTGATTGGGTAATCTAACTCAGCTTTAATGAGCCACTCCCCTTTTACCAGAGGTATACCAGGGCAGTTACCGGCTGTACTAACGGTTATGGAGTCTAAAGCATAGTAGAGCCACACCTCATGTGTTCTCGCGTTAACAGCGTCATAATACCGCCAGTTCCAGACACACCTCGTAGGGGTAGTGTCCTTGTCGATGAAGGTAAAAGTCGTGTTCGCGCTAGTACAGATATTCCCCACATCGTTATCAATGAGGCCGCTGGCTACTAAGTCGCTGGGGTCGTTCGAGCAGTTAGTACAAGGGGCGATGCAATCAATACAGGTGTCGTGGGCCGTCGCCATCATCACAGGGAACAGAGGATCACTAGGAGCGGTCTCTCTGACATTCGTGACGTAGTAACAGACATCATTAAGCTCGTAGATCTTCGTCAGGTCATCCCCAGCGGGGAAGCCCATGATCTGCTCAGTGATCGAGTACTCACCCATGGAGTCATCTTCACACCGAGCCATCCGGAGGAAGCTCGTACCAGCCATAGGAGGTGCCATGACATCGGGGTCCTGCCAGGTACTCGTACAGGTCGCACAGTCCGCAGAGCTAGTGACATCTGCAACACGAAGCACCGAGGTAAGCGGAGGATCCGTCTCAGTAGTGGTGACTACCTTGTAACAGACGCCGTTCCTAAGGAAGACATCGTTGAGATTAAACTCATCATCCTGGACATACACAGGAGGCTCAACGCCATCCGTACATCTCTCGATCCCGTAGTACGTCCCCGCGAAGTCTGGGTCCCCACAGGAGTCCGGGCATTCATTGGAAGCCGGGACAATGAGAGGAACATCATCACAGGGATAGGGCAGAGTGATCGTGGTCTCGTCAGCCACGGGGTCATAGATCCTCGGGACATCATTGAGATCCACTCGACGGTCAAGGTGGATAACCACCCCGCTGTCATAGTCCTGCCTACCCGGGTCCGTCTCGATCTTCTCGAGGTAGACTCCGTCGCCCCGTTGGGAAACGAAGTACAGACTAGTGTCAATGAACCTGAGCCCCAGGAGGTAGTCCCCTACCCCGAGGTCCCACCGAGACCACGCGGCCTGTAGGCGTTGGGGTCCCTGGTCAAACCACTGGTACAGGTAGACGTACTGACTACCTGACGTAGCCACTACCAAGGCACGTTGCTGTGCCGAGGCTGTCATGTCCTTGAGGTCCCCCTCAATGTACTGATCCACATGGCCGGTGATCTCTTCAGCAGTACGCTTCTGGGTGTTAGCATCTAGGCGATACTCACGGAGCCCGACATAGCTGCCGTTCTCCTGCCCGAAGATCACACGGTCCCCGATGAGCTGGGGCCTCGCACGCCGGTTAGACTCAAAGCGAGTCGTGGCCCGGATGGAGGCAGACCCAGGGGTCAGGGGTCCGTTACTCTCTAGGATGTACTGGGTCTGGTCAGAGAACAGGATCAGGTCCTGCTCATCAGGCACCGCCCAGTAGAGCTCCGCAGCTTGGTTGTCACTGATAGCCAGGTCGAGGACATCGGAGTCCACGAGGACCGTGACGGTAGTGCGGAAGAAGTTCTCATAGAACCCTGACTCGGACAATACGATGTCCGAAGCTGTCAGGATGCCGAGTCTGTCGCGGAAGAAGAAGATGTCCCGTGCCTTAGCCCCGATGAGGCTAGGCTCAGGGTTGCTGTCTGCGTCCCCGGTGCCTCGGTCAGACCAGGTCCACTCCTCAAAGCTGAAGTAGGCAGCGTTGGGGGTCCCGGTGATCGTGCCCGATCCATCATCGAAACGCCTGACCAATACATGGGGCATCGTAGATGGGTCAAAGGCATTGTCGATACTAGGGTCAACGGACTCGATCCACTGGCCCTCGCCGATGCCTGAGGCAGCGTCGGGTCTCTCGAACTTCACCCAGTAGGCGTCACCGCCCTCGGGGGTCGAGGTGACCTCAATAGAGACATCGTGGACAGCTCGCGTGGGGAGCTCAGTGAAGAACTCCACGGAGTCCTTAGACGCCAACATTGCAGCGTCAGCGTTGCCGTCCTTGACATCAATCTGGAAGTCGTTCCCAGAGGTGTTCTCGATGTGGATCACGTTGCCGTCTCGGGTGACCACGTAGGTATCCGTGGCCTCCGCAGTGAGGAGGTCCTGGAGACCTGCATCAGCCGCAGCAGTCCCGGGGGTTGACCCGTCTACTGTGGCGGCTCGAGTTGGGTCCTCGAAGTCCGTGATAGGATCTAGGGTTGTCGAGGATGCGAGGTCCCCAGCGATCTGGTCAGTCGTGTTGTAGGGAGGCCCACCACCAGTGGTCAGGGTTACCGCGTAGGCACCGTCAGCGTCTGTGACTGTGAGCGTGTAGTCCATCTCATAGTTGGCTGCTCGGACCTCAACGAAGCCTTGGGAGTTCGGTGCGGTAGGCGTAGTCCCCGACATAGCCATGGTCATCTCAGTGTTGACTACGAACGTGTAGTCATCGAAGGTGACGCATCGCATCTGCGAGGAAGGACTTGCCGGCAAGTATCCCACGCCGTCCGGGGTCTCCACTTGATAGAGGGACCCATCGACCCCGAAGACCGTGATCTCCGTGGGCCCGAACACAGCGACGTAACGCTCAGTCACGTCCCGGTTCATAGCGTGTACGTGGGACTCCGAGTAGTCAGTGCTGGTGAGCACCTTGGCTACGTTCTCGATAGGAGGCCGCTTCTGTAGGCCATCTACGACGGATGCCCAGCCATTGTCCATCAGTGCAGCCTGGGTCTTACGACGGAGCTGCGGGGCCTGCTGGGAGATCCCGTTGATAAGGTTGGGGATCGTGTAGGTGACTAACGCCATCGACGGCTCCTCCGGAGTACCGGGTTATTCTTCAGGGCGTTGTAGTCTCCCCGGTCCATCTCAGCACCACGGGCTCTGGTGTAGGCCACGCCTTCCTGCTCACGCAGCATGGCGTCGATCAGGTCGGAGCCGATACGTCGAGCCGCGAACTTACGTGCAGCACGGACAGTGATGTAGTACCGGAGGTCATTGGGTATATCCAGCCAGGGGAGGTACCAGACAACGTCAGCGTAGATGGAGCTGGTGAACTCGTAGGTGTGGTCTACCCTGTCATACGCCTTGCCCCCTCGGATGATGATGTCCTTGCCGCAGTTCTTCTTCGCAATGAAGTCGATGCGTGCGATCTCTGAGGGTGTGTAGCCTGTAGCGGTGAACGCCTCAGAGAGTACTACCTCATCGGATCCGTTGGGGGTCAGTTCGATCTCTAGCTCGCGGTTGAATTGCCACGAGTCCTCTTGGACCTCAAGAGAAGTCTCTTCGATCACCTGGCGTACCAGGATGACATCGAGGTCCGAGGTAGAGTTGTAGTCCGTGGCAGGCGAGTTCCCCACCAAGGCCAGGATGGAGTTCATGGCCTCCAGTGATGTTCGTGCTGTGATAGCTACGGTTTCGTCTGCCATTGTGTTCCTTGGTTAAAAACGAAAAAACAGGGACCCAGAGCTTTCGCCCTGAGTCCCCGCACAGGAGCCTATTCAGTTGTGTTGCTTACGCAGAGGTAAGCTCGATGGCCGACTCAGGACGCAAGTCCGAGGTGCCAGCGATGTAGCTGCCGAGCAGCAACGTGCCGTACTTCTCAGGCTGATCGACAACCTTGAGAGCCAGGTCCTTCAGGAGGACCGTGCCGACTGCACTTCGGTGGAAGGCCACACCGACAGTGTCGGAGAAGTCAGCGGTGTAGTCGTTGTTCTCACCAGCAACGCCTGCGTAGTTGTTACCGAGGGTAGCAGCAGTCATGTGGTTCGAGCGGACGACGTCGAGACCCATGAAGGTCGGGACCGACGCATTCTGGATCGAGCCGCCACCAGCCCAGTCACGGTTCAACAGGAAGTTGTCCGTGGTCTGGAACAGGAGGTAGTACTGGGCAGGACCCAGGACCACGCAGCGGTCTTCACTTGGGACGTTACCCTCATCGAACTTCTGAGCAATCGTGTAGAAGGCGTCCTTCAGCACGTCAGCGTCAGTGCCGATGGTCGCACTGGTGATGGTACGGTCGGCAGGCGTGGTGACATCAGCCGCACCGAAGTCCGGAGTCGCACGGGCCGCCTTAGCGATGGTACGGATGATATTGATGTCGAGGACCTTGGAGAGGGCGAAGCCCATCTGCTTGGCGTACTCGCTGCGAACCGAGAAGTGGTTCTTGAGCTCATCAATCTCGTTGACAAAGATGTCCGAGGACACACGATCATCGACCAGGATGGTCTTCTGAGTGTGCTGGACGTTGTTGGTACCGAGGAGTTCAGTGCCAGCGGTGTGGTACTGAGCGTCGGTCTTCCACGTCCGGTCAAAGGTCGCGGACTTACCGTGGGAGATGGACTTGACGGTGGTGCGGCCACGCATGACGTTCGCTTCGAGGAACGCAGCGTGCAGCTCATTCATAAAGAGCTGTTCAAACAGTGCATCATCTGCACCGGCACCAAGGTCCTGACCGATCAGGTTAGGGGTGGCATCTGCCATAATTCATTTCTCTTTTTTAGAGGTGGAGGTTCACTCCCTCGTGGGGTGGGTTCTCTTCTCTTGGACTTCATTAGCGTCAACAACAGGTTGTCCGGTTATCCCCCGCAGGGGGCCAGGGCCTATCAGGATCTGCCGTAGGGTCTCTGAGGGATCCCAAGGGAGACAAAACATCAGACCGAGTTTCCTCAGCCTGACGTTAGATTCAGTCTTCAGTGCCTGGCTCTGCGGGAGTCTCACTCTCCGCTTTCTTTCGTCGAGTCTTCGACTTCTTCCACTCAGTCTCAACCTTGATATTCTTATCAATGATGGACTGGACAGTTGCCAGGTCAAGTTCTTTCCGTGCGTCACGGGACACGTTCACTGCCTTCTGAAGTTCACGAATGATCGACAGGGCTACGTGGGCACCAGTGATGATGGTCTTCGGGTCTACGCTCATGCGTCAGGTTTCCGTTGGTTAGCTTGATAGAGGGCTGGATCTCGAACACCCTTAAGGACCTCGAAGCTCTCGTAGAACTTCTGCTCGGCCTCTTGAGAGGGCTCGCCCTTCAGTAGGGACTCCGACCAGAGCCGAAGGGCCTGGCCGGTCAATTCGATTGCTAGGTCAATGTCCTCGTAGTCATCCTCGTCAATGAACCCTGCGTCGTTGAGCAGAGTGATCGAGGTGATGACTGAGGCTCTGGCTTCCCCCGCGACCACGAAGGCCTCGTAGGAGGTCTGCTTGGCCTGGGGAGTCCCAACGCATCCGGGGAGGGAGGCGAAGGCCATGCAGACAAAGATGCAGACTACTAGGCCGCTTAGGATCCGTAGGGGATCAACTGTCCGACTGTTCATCTGCCACCTGCTTTGCTGTAGACGTGACAATACCTGCGACCACTTCGATCACCTTGTAGGCTTTACCCAAGAGGGCGTTGTCCTTAGGCGTAGGGGTCAGGTTGACGATTGCTACTGCCAGGGCGTGTGCCGCTACGATGGCGGTTACGATTGCTTCGGTATCCATTACTTACCTCGGAGTCTCAGGGTTTCAATTTGACGTTGTGTCACTTCCCGGCGATAGGACTCATCGGTGCTATACCGAGGGTCCATGGTTGCCTGGGTTGCTTCCATCTGGGAAGCGAAGGGCTGAACCCCACCCGCCGAGGATCGTCTACCAGACACTGGGGATTTAGGGGGCGAGCCCACTGCGTCCCGGTATCGAGCATCGAGTCCAGCCACGGATAGTTTGACCTTCTCCTTGTCGCTGTCGTTGACAACGTCATTGAAGGCCTGGATCTCGTCAGGGCTTAGGTTGGCCTGTGCCCACTCGAGGCGAGCCTGGTATTCCTGCTCACCTCCTACGATCTCGTAGACCTCCTTAGCGAAGCCTGCTGAGGCCTCAGCCTGGGCCTTGAGGTACAGGTCCAAGCCAGCCTCGTCCACGCCCAGGTGCTTGACCTGTTCGAGGATGGCCTGCTTGGAGTCCTTGGACAGGTCGCCCGTCTCTGCGTACTCCGCGTTGAGGGCATCCATGTCTAAGCCAGCATCGCTGACCACCTGCTCAGGGTTGACCTCGGGATCCTTAGGCTCTTCAGTCTTAGGATCCTCTGGCTCACCCTTGTCGATGCTCAGGTCAGGCTTGTCGCCACCCTCAGGAGCCTTGGAGCTGAACTTCTTTTGAAGCTCAACGTAGCTCTTCTGGATGTCTTCTTGACGGTAGGTTTTACTCTCCTCATCCCAGAACTTCTCTAAGCCTGGCATGGGAGTCTCGTTCTTCACTGCATCCTCGACCTTAGGGTCGATGGCAGGATCAGACTCGAGGGGTACTTCGGGCATCTAGTGCTCCTTACTGTTCAGGTTGCTGCTGTTGTTGTTGCTGTTGTGCCATAGCACCAGCTTGTTGGATAGCTTGGGGACCGAGCTTCTCGGCCATCTGCTGCATCTGGGCCTGCTGCCGTTCGGCTGCTACCTCTTCGGCATCCTTAAGAAGCCCTGTAGTGTCCACACCCACAGCACCGAAGATGCGGTTGAGCATCTCCGTAGCATTCAGGTACGGGAGGACCTCAGGTAGAAGAGGCTGAGGGATGGACCCGATAGCAACCTGTAGTCGCTGTAGGTCCTGGCCCCTGCCGAGGGCCTCAAGGCCAGTGATGATCTGGATGTTCACCAGTTCGTCGGGGAGTGCAGGGATCTTCTTCTGCTTCTTCAAGCGAGAGAGAAGTCTCTGGACCAGAGGTCTCTGGAACTCCTGGCCGAGCAGGGAGTAGATACCACCGAGGGCATTCTCCAGCTCGTGAGCCATGAGTCGGATCTCTTCCGCCGTCACACGCTCAGCCTGTCGTTGGACAGAGCTCATCATGAGGAAGGCGGACTTCAAGGAGGCCTCGATGTTGCTGACCATCTCTGCTGCAATGCGGAGATCCTGGGCCTTCTGTGACTGGAGGGCCTGGACTTCGTCCGGGCTTCCCTTCACGTAGGCACCGTTGTCAGCGTCCTCGAGTTCCTTTGGATTCGTTGTACCACCCGGCTGGACCAGGTAGATGATTCGTGATGCTACGGCTGACCCTTGTACGATTGACTTGGTCAGCTCCTCCAGGGAGATGACATCCCCGAGGTATTCTTCGACATAGCTCCGTCCGTAGTCCTCACCGTCGAGGCGAGTCCAGCGGAGGGGGATGTAAGGGAAGTTCTCACGGGTGTAAGTACCCTCGGTCCCTTGGAGCTTGTTGCCGTTGATCTCTTGGTAGACAACCCACTTGTTCTTTTCGTAGTCCCACGTACAGGACTTGTAGACATCCAGCTCGCCTTGGTCCTCTTCCTTACGTTCGTAGTCTTGGACCTGGGCTTGCTGTTCTTCGGTGAGGTCCCAGTAGTTGGTGCTCTCCTTGACGATGATCTCGACAGGAGTGCCTACCCCGTCACGTCGGCAGACGTAGTTGGAGAGAGGATGCACACGGCTGTCCTCGCCGTCCTCAAGGAGGAGAGCGTTGCCCCCTACGATGAGGTGACGGAAGAGCTCGTAGGCCTTGGGCCTCAGGGACATCCCCTCGATCTCATCGGTAGCGATCAGCTCAGTGCGGAGGAGTTGTTTCTCCGTTACCGCCTTGAGGTTCTCCCCGCCTGGGGCCGGGATCTCTACTACCTGCTCCGCTGCGAGCCTCTCCAGGTTCAGCTTAAAGAAGGCTGTGCCAGGAGGGAGCAGGGTTGTGATGAGCTTGGCAGCTAGGTTGTTCACACACTGGGCAGGCAGAGCTGCGTAGGGTGTGTGGAACTCCGTGGAGCTGGTGGTGCCTTCCTTGGGAATCAAGTAGGGCAGTGTGTACCAGCTACACTCTCTGGCTCGTTCAAGGAACTTCAACCGCTCAGAAGCGAGCTGGTTGTATCGCCCCTTGGCAGTGATGTTCGTCTGCATCTCTATTAGCTACGGACGCTAACACCAGAGCCAGAGCTGTTCGCATTGGTCCCGGTCGTGGGGTTAGAGATGGTGAGTGAGTTACGCCGCACCTTGTTCTTCCGGTTCCTCTGGACCACAGGAGATGCCTGTGGACGCTCAGGAGCGATAGGAGGGGGCGGGGGCGTGGCCGGTTTGACGGCTTCGATCTTCGGAGTCTTAGGGGATGACAGACACATCAGGCAGTTTCCTCTTGGTCATAGGTTTCATGCAGGTGCTTGAGATGTTCAAGAACTTGCAGTCTCCCAGCCTGATACATGATGCTCTCGATGGTTTCCGAGGGCTTTGGCTGGAGGGGTTTAATGTGACCCTCGAGGTGCTTAATGACATCCTTAGGTATATGCAGGTGCTTCATTTAGAATCCTCTGGGGTTCTAAGGGGTGGGTTAATTGGCTAGGATGCTGTCAGTGCTGTACCGCAGGGAGCCTAAGTTGTTGATATGATACAACTTAAGGCCATTCTCAAGGGCGTGATCCACCTCGGCCCTGGCACCGGGGCTCTCGGTCCAGCCTGGGAGGACAGCCACAGCCCAGCACTTCTCCTTGATGACCGCTAGATCCTTGTCCAGAACCTCCTGCCACAGGTGGTCAGGGAGCTTCCTCCGCTCCACGTACTGCTCGATCTCTGGGCCATCATGCTCCGCAGGGTTCCACACGTCCCACTTGAAGTGGCTACGGAGGGTCTCTGCTGCCTCGTTGAAGAGGGGGCGGTTGAAGTCCTTGATGCCGGTCATGGGACCGGAGAGGTAGACGTACTTCACCAGTCGTCCTCGTCCTGGTCATCCCACTCGGCCAGATAGTTCGGCCAGTCGATCAGGGTCACCGGGAGCCTACCCCGCCGTACCATCTCCTCGGTATGGATGATGAACATGAGGTTGGTGGAGGCGGCGGCAAGGTGGTCCTCGTCCCGGTGACCCTCGAGGTACTTGTTGAGGTGTCGCTTGCATGAGTCCATGCAGCGGCTGACCTCCTGTCCCTTCTCCCAGTTCCGCTCGTCGTACTTCGCTGCCCCGAGCTCGAGGTGCTTCGCTAGGCGTTCGGTGAAGATCGGGGAGATGAGGTCGTAGCGACCCTTGCCTTCCCGGGTGTCCCGGACACTGCCGGTGGTGAAGTCTTCCCGATGGCCTGAGTCTTTTACTTCTGTGTACATTATTCGACCTCCAAGTATGGACCCTTAGCGGTGAACTCAAAGATCTGGAGGCTGCCCCCGTACTGTCGGTTGGCTCGTCGGGCTGCTGCCTGACTACGATAGAAAGGCCCGTTAGTACTGCGGATAGGCTCGTTTACCTTCTTCCGCTTGGGGTCGTACAGAACATACATACGACTGGGGATGAAAGATGCGAGGGCGTGTGCCATATCCAGGTCTGGTACTTTTATTGTGGATTCCATAGAATCGGCTCCTTGTTTGTGTAGTCATACTCACCGTGTCGCAGGATGCGAGCCACGCGAGCTTGGATGATTGCGTCTTCTTCGGTCAGGCCCTTCTTCTCGTAGGCCTCGACAATCGCAGGCCAGTACTCATCGGCCTGGAGATCCCCGAGGATCTTCTCGGCCCTCTTAGGGCCAATCCCCGGACACCCTTTGAAACCATCGACGGTGTCGCCGGTCAGTATCTGGGTGTAGAAGAAGTACTCCCCCGCCTCCTCGGTCTCCTCCTCGATCTGCCAGGTCTTCATGTTCACATGGAGCCCGGGGATCTGTCGGAGGTCCTTGTCCACGGTGCAGATCACCGACTCGGACCATGCCTTGGTAGGCTTGGTCTGAAGGATCCCGAGGACATCGTCAGCCTCGAGGCTGTCCTTGCGATAGCTGTGGTACTCATCAGCCAGCACGTCCTTCATCAGGGTGAGTAGCTCGGGTCTCCGACCGTGGGTACGGTTGGCCTTGTACTCAGGGAAGAAGTCGTGGCGGTAGTAGCGTCCGGTCTTGCACGATAGACACACCACAACCTCATCACTCTCCGTGAGGTCCAGCAGTTCATCCACGTAGGAGGTGAGCTGGGCCCTGGCGTCCGCTTCGTTAGCGAACACCTGGGGATCCTCACCATCACCGTCCCAGTCCACGGCTGTCTCATTGACCGCTGCGATCTTGAAGGCGATTACATCGGCGTCTAGGAGGAGAGTTCTCATTCGCTCAACTCCGATGCCATGAAGTCAAAGAACTTGCCACCGAGCTCCTGGATCTCTGCGAGAGTGTCCAGGTCAGTGTCAGCGTAGACCTGAGGCGGGTACTCCCCCCTACATCGGGGCAACGTGTACCCAGCTAGGATGAATCCCTCGAATCTCTTGGAGATCTCGGTGACGAGCTCATTCGTCGAGAAGGTCTCGATGGGGTCAATCGGCGTGGACATGAGAGCGTCGGGCATTAGATAGAGCATTGATGATGGCCTCAAAGTTTTCACCGTCCCCCTCGAACCATTCGGTCCCAGGGAGTCGGTACTCATGTAGAGTGAAGTGGACATCCGCCTCGAGCTTGGAGTAGTTCTTGCTGTACCAAGTCCTCACCACTGAGAAGGAACGGTCGGGGCAGGCTGTGTTGAATTTCTGACAGCGAGCCTCGGGGTTGCGAGACTTACCGATCTTGTACCGACCGGGGTGGTTCTCGTTACGGAGGAGGTAGACATACCCGTGGCCGTTGGGGACCTTGGGGCTCTGCTCTTTCTTGTTACAGGCGTCACAGATGTAGTGACGGTTCTTGGCACGGTGAACGGGCCAGTTGTCATCGAGGCGTAGCTTGCAGTCGCAGGTGCGACAGCGAAAAGAATTGATGCTCATCAGTGTGTTTCGGCCCAGTTGTTTCCAACCTTGGCCTCTCCTGCTAGGGGACAACGAAAGTCGAGGGTCTCCCCGGCTTTCTGTATTGAGTACTCTGCGATGGCTGCTGCCTCGTAAGCTGAGTGGTCAGGGACCTCCACCTGGAACTCGTCGTGCACGTTGGCACAGAGTCCGTAGAGGATCTCCCTCTCGTCCATCTCCTCACAGAAGTGGATGAGTGCTTGCTTCATGATTACAGCACCAGCAGACTGCAACAGAGTGTTAAGTGCTGAGTGGGCTGATCGAACGTGGAGGATGCGACCGTCAAGACCGAGCAGCGTGTTCGTCTTGGCGACCTTGGCCTTGACTGCCTTGATTAACTTATCGAGGGCCGGGAGGTCCTCCAAGAACTTGGACCGGAGCTGCTTGCCAACCTTAGGGCCCTTGCCCTTAATGTCGCCTAGCTTCCCGTCCCCTGCCCCGTACACGAAGGCGTAGATGAACGTCTTCGCTTGGTCCCGGGTCTCCAGGCCAGCAGCCTTTTGATTCGTAGTGTGAACGTCACCCTCGAGGACTTCCTTGGCGTAGGCTCCATCGTCCCAGCGTGCCATGTAGTGTGCGAGGCATCGGAGTTCGAGTCCGGAGGCGTCACACCCGACGAGCTTCCATCCGCGTCGTGTAGGTTGAAATAGCTCACGGCATCGAGATCCAAATGGCACCCTATCAGATGCTTTAGGAACCTGAGCCATGTTGGGCCGGGAGTGCGTGCATCGTCCGGTGACTGCACCGTTGGTGTTGACTGCTCCATGTATCGCTCCGTTCTTCTCTAGCTTCAGCCACGCTGCCTTACCATCAGACAGTTGACCGAGTCGTTTCTTGACCATGAGGTACTCAGCGATGAGCTGAGCCTCGGGATACTTGAGCCCCGCGAAGACATCATCACTGAGCTTCTCCGGGACCTTCCACTTGTACTTTTGTCGTAGGCGATCCCCGCACTCTTGACGGGACCCAGGGTTGAAGGGGATGGACTTGGTCTTGTGAGGTCCCTGTTCAAGTTCTCCTCTACCCCAGCCACATTCCTCAGCATCCGCCAGCGTGTCGAACAGGCACTCCGGATCATCTTCGTAACCCGTAGCAACCCAGTACCGGCTCTTCATCTCTTGGATCCTCGGAGGGAACGCAGCCTGCAACTCATCCTCTAGCTCCGAGTGTCGGGCCATGAGGTCGGTGTGTAGTGAGCGGGCCTTGTCGAGGTTGATCCCGAAACCATTCTGCTCCTGGAGCCAGATCAGCTCAGCGAACTTGTGCTCAAGCTCGACGGCCTGCTGGCTGTAGTCCTTGGCCTCGATCTTCTTGACCAGCTTGTAGAGCACCTCAACGTCCTGCACGCAGTAGTCAAGCATCTCTTGGCTGAAGGTCTCGAAGCCTCCCTTGTAGTCCTGCTTGTGCTCACCGATCCTGTGGCCCCACGCAGCGAGGCTGTGGGATCCCATGAGGTTCTGAGGGAGCTTCTGCTTCTTGACCAGAGGCTCGTCGAGGGTGTACGTGTCGGGGTGCATGAGTCGGAGGGTGACGAGGGTGTCACGGACTACAGGAGGCCGGAGACCCCAGAGCTTCTGGAGCACTGGGATGTCGTACTTGATCCCGTTGTGTGCCCAGATCTCCGAGGCGTTCTCGAGATCCTCAATCGCCAGCCCGATCTCACCGTCAACGAAGGTCTTCACCTTGCCGGTGTCTAAGTCCTTGGTGACGATGCAGTGAATGTGTGTGCAGTTGTCGAGGAGGTCATTCCCCTCGACGTCAAAAGCCAGTCTCGTCATCGAATGCTCCTATGCCATCGGACTCCAATAGAAGTCCTGTGCTTGGTTGGTACTTGATGGGGATGGTCTGTCCGACCACCTCCCCGTTCTCTCGCCACTTCAGGATGCGGACGGTGGTAGTGAACCGCTCGTCCTCGTCCTCAGCCTGTTGGTTCCGCTCGAGTCCAATCATGTTGTGACTCCAGAACCCAATGGACCGGGACCCCTTGAAGTGTCGGATCTTCACTCGACCGCCCTCCTCGTGAGGTGTTCCCTCAGGAGTGGTCAGGTGACTCACGAGGTGGAAGACCACCTGGAGTTCCTGTGACAGGCCCGCAACCTCGGCCATGATGTGCTCGAGGGCTTCCTTCTCGTTCTCTTCTGCCGCCGCCATCGCCGTGAGGTGGTCGAGGTAGATGTGCTGGGCACCGAGGCTCAGAACCATGTAGCGGATCTTGGCCTTGATGTTCTCCCAGTCCATGGATCCGAAGTGGTTGTAGAGGAACAGAGTCCCCCGGTCCCCAATGGACCTCACCGTCTTCTCCAGTTGCTCAGAGTCCCAGCCCTCCTCGTCCTGAGGGAGGTGGTATCGCTTGCCGTCGATCTTTCCTGCCAGCCGCCTGACAGTTTGTCGTGGGCTCTGCTCGAGGAAGATGACGCCACACTTGAGGTGCAGCTCGTTGAGGTCATAAGCCACCATCTGGGTGAGCACGTCAGTCTTACCGACTCCGGTGCCAGCTCCGATGGTGAGTAGTTCCCCGGGATGTCGGCCATACGTGGCGTCTGTTAATGAGGCCCAAGGGAACGGAGCACCGTGCTGAGGATCCGTGAGGACATCGTCAACAATCTCATTGACTGAGACGATGCCGTCAGGTCTCCAGGCCTTGGCTCCCCAGAAGCTGTCTACCAGCTCCTTGTACTTCCCCTCTTGCAGGGCCTCGCACGCATCCTTAGCGGGGAGCTGTGCGATGAAGGCCTTCCCGGGAGGGAACAAAGCAGCACACTCTTCTGCTGCCTTGCGTCCTGGCTCGTCCATGTCGAACGCCAGGATCACCTTCTCGAATCGGCAGAGCCACTCGAGGTGATTCGCCAGGTGCTTCTTAGCTGACTGTGCTCCGTTAGGAACAGACACGGCAGGCCAGGTGAGCTTAGGGCTCATTGCCTGTGCTGCTGCCATGGCATCGAGCTCACCCTCGGTGACCACGACCATCTTCCCAGCGTCTCGGCAGATGTGCTGCCCGAACAGGGGAGGGTTCTTCTTGTCTCCGAGTTGGATGAAGTCCTTGTCCGCTGTGCGGATCTTCTGCATCACAGGTTTACCGGCGTCGTTGCAGAACGTGGCGATGTGTACCGTCTTGCCCTTGAACTTACCGAGGGAGTAGCGGTACTTCTTACAGGTCTCTGCCTTTAGCTTTCGACTCGGTAGAGGTGAGTATTCTCCCGTAGGTAGGAGTGGTCCTCGAGGAGTATCCTCAGGTCTCGGGGCATCTTCCGATACCTCGCCCTGTCGGTGGCTCTCACAAGAAAAACAGAAGGTATGCCCATCATCGTATAGGGCCTTGGCGTCTGAGCTCCCGCAGTCTTCGCAGGGGAGTTGGGTTTGGATTGCTTCGCTTTCACTCATCGACTCCTCCGCTCTTCACTGGCCTTCCGTTCCTTCTCTTGCTCAAGGGTTCCCTTGCGTCTCTCCATCTCTCTCCCCATATCTGCCCATCCCCATGTGCTGTTCAGTAAAGCATCTGGGATGGAGAAGACGGACTTCTCCCGAAACCTCCGGGGGTACATCTTGCGTCTCATGTTGTTGCTCCTGTGTGTGTGTTACGAATAAAAGCCCCCAGCTTTCGCCAGGGGCTTCTTTGGGTTCATCGTTGGTGAGGGTAGATCACCTCGGCGTGAGGGTACTTAACCGAGAGAGTTCTCAGTACCTCACTCCCAACCTGCTGGTCGTTCGGCTCCCCGCCAGGGTCAACGATGTAACACACCGCGAGGGTGTCAGCGTTGCGTCCTGGGGTATGCCACCCGTGCTCCAGCTCATCGCGTCCTTGCTCAACCTTGCCGTCCTTCCGGATGACGTAGTGGAACCCATTACACAGACCACCGCGAGACCGATGCAGGGCATCAATGTCATCAGCGTTGGCGTCGTGCTCGAACTCCTCGTAGAACACGAAGATGTTCGATGTTTGCTTCCGTTTCTTAAACATCTGCCAACCAGTCTTTGGGGATCAGACGGTCGGCGTAGAGGAAGCCGTGCTTCTCACACCAGCTTGCGTAGGTGGACTTGGCTCCCTTGTAGAGGCGTGAACCTGACCGACTGAAGACGAAGCGGATGTCTAGGTCAGGGTGCTGCTCCTTGACACGCAGATGCTTGACGCGGTCTGCGGAGGTGAAGCGACCCTTGGTCTCGATGATGACCCCGTTAGGTAGGACGAAGTCAGGCGTGTAGGTAGAGGTCTTGTTGACCTCGAACTTCACCTTGAACTTCTCGTACTCATAGGGGATCCCGAGGGACTCTAGATGCTTGGCGTTTCGCTCTTCGAGACCTGAGCGATATTTAGAAGTCGCCATCCGTCTCATCTTCGGAGTCACTCGCACCAGCGAAGACCTCTTCAGGGGCCTCCTCAGACTCGAAGCCGTCCTCCTCATCGAAGGCACTGGCACCGCCGCCTCCTGCTGCCACGAGGTCGAGAACCTGGACAGCGTTGAGGTACAGGGTGCAGCCGTACTGCTTGGAGGTAGGCATCTGGTAGTCGTTAGGGCTGAAGGCGACCTTGATGGTCGAGCCGTTACCTACGATCTCACCGACAGGCTTCTTCTTGGCATCGACAAGGGGGAGCTTCTTGGTGCTGCCGTCCTTGTTCTTCGCCTTGGTCTTGAACCGGAACACGAAGTTGCCAGTCTCCTCGCCAGTCTGATCGTCTTCCTCGGGGAAGTAGGGAGCGTGGTAGTTGAACTTCTTCAGGGCGTTCTTCTTGGCAGGCTTCGACTCCTTGTCGATAGCATTCTGCCAGCCCTCCTCAGCGATCTGGTCGATGGCCTCGCGGAGGTCTTCGGACTCCTCAGCCCCGAGGACCAGGTCGGTCTTGTAGACACCGTCCTCATCGAACTTGGTGTCAGGGGAATTGAGACGAGGCCACTGGGCTGTGCCTGCTGGGGTAACTTTTGATTTTGCCATGTTGTTTGTTTCCTGTGCTTAGTGGGTTGCGAAGTAGTAGATGGCGTAGATAGCAGCCGCAGGGACAGCGAGTCCTGCTGCAACAGCGACGAGGACGTAGCATGTAGCTACTCCTGCTATTAGGCTGAACTTGATCTTGTCGGAGAGGGTCATATTTCTTCTCGGATGAACTGATCCACTGCTCGCATGTAAGGCTCCTCTGCCTCGGTCTTGCGGTAGATCTTCTCAGCGACCTGCATGAATCGCTTGGGGTCCGTGTCCCAGTGCTCACACACTCGGAGCAGGGCCAGGCTCAGACCGAGGGCACACGCCTCGGGCAGGTCGGGGTCAAACTGATTGATGAATCGGAAGGCTCGTCGTCCAACGTGGTCAGGCACAGCGTTGACCACTTGGTCCAGGTTGAAGTCAGTCTTCAACCGATCCGACCCCCACTGAACGATCCCTTGCGAGGGTCGATGATGTCACCCCGGCTGAAGTGCAGGACGAACGGGGTACGAACGTCGATGTACTTGCCTCGGGACTTCTTTACCACGTTGCGGAAGCCTCGCACAGACACGGAGGTCTCCGAGGTGTTGGTCACCTGCCCCCGGAACTCGATGTCCTGGGTGAGGATGGTCACCTCTCCCTCAGAGATCGGAGGATGGAGGCTGCACGCCTTCTCCCCCTCTGCGATGACGGTGTAAGTCTTACTCAATCTTCTTCCTCCAGATCTTGTGCGAACAACCAGGCCTGTTCCTCGGAGTCCTCAACAGACTCAGTGAGGTCAGCGAGGTCAGCCAGCTCATCGAGAGATTCTTCAACCTCTTGCAGCCGGGCCTCGAGGGAGTCGATGCTTCGTTGCACCGCCTCTTTCTCTCCGATCCAATGCTCAATGCGTTCTTCGATGTTGTCCAGTTCCGACATGGTGTGTGGCTCCTGTGGAGGAATGAAGGTTTCTTATTTCTAAGGGGTGGGTTTAATCAACCAGCGTTGAGTGTTGTCAGGCAAAGAAGTACTCAGACTCCAAGACTTCGCTGACCACGAGGTCTCCGAAGGCGGGCCGAGGAGGGAGGTCCAGGTCCACGCCGGGTACTGAGTCTTGGATGCTCTGCTGAAGATCCCCGAGGAGATCCTTGCCGTCGAACATCTCAACGAAGACTTCTCGCAGGGAGTCAGCCAGGACCGGAGAGTCCGCTGCGTGCGTCCCGTAGGAGTCGTGGACCATCGAGAACGAGGTGACCCCGTAGTCGAGGGCGTGACAGATAGTCAGAGCCAGGGCAGCACCGTCCAAGGAGTGGACGTAGTTAGGGGCGATGCCATTGGCTTGTCGCTTCTTGTCCAAGGTCGAGGTGACCTCAGAGATCCGAGCCCGGTGCATGGACTCCCCGATGTGGAGGTCCAGCCGCTTGCTCCGATGCTTACGGTAGCTCTGGATGATGGGCAGACCTGAGGGGGTCATCCAGCTCACCGGCTTGGTGTGATCGTTGGCGAGGCGGGCGAGGCTTTGGAGCCAGTCCATAGCCTCACGAGCTGCGATGACGACCCGGCCAATGGCCTCCCAGATCTGATCTCCCATCCAGTTGCAGGCCTCTCGGGTCTCCGGGTGGGTCCCGAAGATGGTCTCCTTGGATCCCTCGGACCTCTCTTTGACCACGTCGAAGACGAAGGACCGGATGGAGAACCGAGTGACCCCGTAGGGCAGGGTCATGACTGGTCGCTTGCAGAGCTTGCGGTCCACGCCTAGCTGTAACCACCTCTCAGCCCACACTCCCTCGTCAGAGGCCGGGGACTCCCTCAGGACCTTACGCAGGATCTCTGTGGTCTCATCTGCCACTTGCTGGTAGATGTCCTGAGGATCCTCGCAGGGCACGAGGTTGACCCCTTGCCCACCTACTGCATCTCGCAGGAGCAGGGAGAAGATCTGGAGGCCGTTGCAGGTCCCGTCCATCTGGATGGGGAGCTTCGACTCGTAGCCGTACCCATCCGACAGGAGCCCAGCCCAGTCGAAGCACCAGGCC